AAATCAACGCACCACGAGCAGTGATTGTTGCAGAGGTATATGTCTTATCTGCAAAATCTGTAAGAGCAGTAGTTCCAGAAGTTGTTGGTGTTACGTTGGTTAACGCTCCTCCACCCGCTGTATATGAGCCAGAGTTACCAACTTCGTTTGTTGCCGTATACGCTGTAGTAGCAGCATTAAAAGAAGCATTGTTGTCGTACAGAGCTAGTTTGAAAGTGTCGCCACTTGAGTTTGTAAAATTGTGACTACCTACAAGCAACTCTTGCTTAAAAGAAGTACACATAAAGTTTCCAGAAAAGGCCATGTTAAAGTCTCCTTATAAGTTCAGCCAGTTGGGGATGACCCGCATCTTTAATTGCATTGTGCACTGTTGTGCGGTCACTACGAATAGCTTGTCTCATATAATATGCAACAAGCTTCTCAACATGCTTTGAGAAAGCATGAGCTTGATCTCTGATACCTGGATGGGCATTTTCAGAAACCGAAATAATCTTTTCTACACATTGTTCTGCTAGTTCTTCAGGAGTAAATCCCCTGTTCTCTGTAGTTCTAACGCCTACAATCTGTTCATTCTGTGGTACACTTACATCTATTTTAAACATTATTGTTTCGCCCTAATTACTTTTCCTGTTCGATATTCATCTGTAACTTCTTTGGCTTCTCCAAGCATCTTTAAACCAGATAAAGATTCTGTAAACCTTTTATCATAGTATGCCATCATATCTTGCTCACCTTTCATAAAGATGTAAGCTTCAACAAGTGCTCCATAAAGCAATGACAACTCAGCATTTATACTAAGCCAAGTTGTTCCACTTCCTGCTCCCGCAGTTAAACTGTTAGGGCGATAGAAATAATGAATTTCTGCTGTAAATGCAGCATTAGGTGTTGGTGCCAATATAAAATTATCAACATCAAAAACAGCGTAATATTTAGGAGATCCTGTAGTTGTGGAATCTGGAGTATAAGATTGCAAAAAACTTGGATCTTTAAAGTCTATAAAAATTTTATCGTTGTCAGTTCCTGCTAAACTTAATGAAAAAGGTGCTAAGAAATCACCAGGACAAGCTAAATACTTATTGTTCTGCGTTGTAGAAGCCGTAGCATTCTTACGAAACAAACTTAATTGTACGCTTTTTAATATTCTTTCTTCAGCCTGTCTTATGAATAAAGAAAGATTATTAACAAAAGTTGTTTCGTCATTCTCTGTATAATCTTGAATGGCTGTTTTAAGTTGATCGTATGTAAAGCTCATGTCATCACACTATTGTTATGTTTCCTACCATAGCACTATGATTAGTGCATTGATATACTAGAGAAGTATCACTGGGTTCATGCGGTACAATAAATTGTGTCAGTCCTGTTGTTGAATTGTAGTTGTCTGTAACACCCGTAGTGAAAGCAGAGCCACCATTAGATGTTCTTATCTGCAAAGGATGACTACCTACATTGGCTGTATTGTTAATCAAATAGGTGTGCCCTTTATAAAAAGTAAAGTTTGGATTATTACCAGACGTAGCCCCAGGACCAGTAAAGGTATATGCAGATGATCCGTTTGTACCCGCTGTATACTTAGTTACAGGGCCAGTTGTCTCATCATTTAACCGAATCCATGCTCCACCATGTGCAAAATATAAGCCTCCAGTCGCATGAACGTGAGCTACCGCGCCATGATATGAAGACGCACTTGGAAGATCACTTAGATTGGCATAGTAAAACACAATCTTGTTTGCACCAGAGCTTACATCTATAAGGCCATTAGAATCTATTATATCAGTAAGAGTTGTTCCGTTTCCTAGTGCTGCGTATACTTCAGTGAAATTCGCATTTATCTTAGTAGCACCAGAGCGAAGAGTATCCCCACTGCCATCATTTGCGCTACTTCCTATCCCTACTGCTTGTTTAGCCATGTTCTATCCCTCGTCAAATGTGTCTGTGGTAGAGTCTAATGTTACAGATGTACTATCAAACCTTGGTGCAAAAGAAATAGAACCAACTTGTCCTGTCGCAGAAACTCCTGTGGGATTAGCTGATTCATTTCCTGTGTCTGATATAGTTATAGTTACAGATCCAACTTCTCCAAGAGCAGTTAGATTATTTCTAGGAGTAATGCCTGGTATGTCCCTAAAACCAACAGGATCATAGCCGTATTGTATTTCTCTTTGTTCAGTTAAATTTTGCTCTGGTCTAGGGTTTTTTAGTGCTTGGGGATCAGGAACAGACCTAAGTGGCTGTAATTGAGGATGTTTTTCTTCCCATTCATCTCTTCCTACAAGCAAACCATTCCATTCTTTACGCATATCTTTTAACCGATATCTGAACCCAGATCGGTCTGATATACCAAAAGCATGTTTTCCTGTTGCAAATTTAGACAATACGGTAGTTTCCTAAACTTGGTGTAATTTGAAAAGAAGCACGATCTCTATCTTCATCAATCGCTCTTCTCATTTCTTCTTCATAAACCGCTTTTAACATCTGCACACGTTCTGGAGCACGTTTTAAAGCAATATAATAAGCTAAACCTGCTGATAAACATGGGTAAAACCTAAACGGTATGTCCATTGTATTAACTTGAGCATCAGCATCATCTATTCTAGTTAAACAATCATAAACTAGAATATCTGTATTATTTTCTGGTACAGGCCATATCTTTAAATTTGGTGTTAATTGCCTGTCTAAAAAGAACTGAGTTGGTCTTCCAGTAGTGGTTTTTGTAGGAATAGCAAGGTATGTATCCCTGCTAATCCTATTCATTGTAAAGTCTGTGCCGCTTCTTCTTACAACAACAGAAAGAACATCAATAACGTCTGTTAGCATGTCATATTGACCATCAGAAATTGTTAATGCCTGTGTTCTTTGCTTTATAGTCCACTGATTAAGTCCACGATTTGCCCAATCAGCAAGCATCAGATTAAGAGATCTTTTGGCTGTTTTCAGGTCGTAGCCAGTACGAGCTTCTAAGCCACAACGCTCAAAAGCTTCTTCTACATATTCAGCTACATCTAATTCAAAGTCTGTTGATCCTGATATAGCCATTTTTATTCCTCGTTATAAAGATTATCAAAGATGCGATTTACATCTAATGTATAGTCTAAATCACTTTTTGAATAGTGTATATGTTGTGAAGGTTTAAAATCAGGCGCACCCTCTCCCGCAGCAAACCATGCAGGATGCGTTACTCTTACTCTGTTATTTGGTAAAGCTACGATATTACCTGTCCACTCTCCCGCGTCCAGTAGTTGTAAAACGTGACTTTGTTTGTGTTGTGCAGGATCGTCTGCTATCTCGCTCTCTGCGTAATCAACTGTAAAAAGATATTTTGCAGGATGCATTTGACCATCTACCTTTGCCAACCAAGGGCATGGGGTAGCACGATCTATTACATAAACTGCATGATTATACGAAGCACAATCCCAAGGCTGTGCATCATAAGTTTCCATTGGTTCAGGCCATTCATCTAAGGGAATGTCAGCAACTAACGCGGTTATGGGCATTCTAGCCCACATTGCTCCACCGTGTACTGTGTCCTCTTCTTCACCTTCAGCTTCACTACCAGTGAAGATAACCTGAAAGCTAAGACACCTGTTTGGCATTGACGTAACACCAACAACCATAGCATGTAGAAATTCGCCGTGATAACCCTCATGGTTGTGAGTGTATTCACGACGAACCCATGCCTTAAAATAAGGTACGTTACTATGTAGATATGGCATATTTATTTTTTAACTATCTTATAGCCTGTGGGAAGCACTGCTTTTGCAGCAGCAAGTGATTTTTTACCGCCAGTTGCGCCACCCTTTTTCATCATCATAGGCTTTTTGCCACCTGTGGCCCCACCTTTTTTCATCATTCGGGGCTTTTTACCGCCTGCGGCACCACCCTTGTTCATTCTTTTTACTTTACCACCGCTACGGTAGCCTTTCTTTTTCATCGCCATAATAATTCTCCTTTCAGGATTGTTTAACCGCACCTTTTGTGCGCTTACGTCGATTCTTCATAATTGCACCGCATCCTCTTGCTACGGCTGTGCCTTTTTTGGCCTTCCCTTTGAACGGCCTTTTGGCTTTCGTTTGTTTGATTTCGCCGCCTTTTTCTGCAAATTTGACTTCTGCGGCTTTAGTGTTTTTGACAAAAGTTTTGCCTTTTTTACCTTCAGTTTTCTTTTTTTGGGCAGTGGATGCTCTTTCTTCCTTTGAAAGACTATTTGCTTTATTCTTTGGAAGACACCTATCAGGGTTCTTTTTATCTTTTGAAGTGCCACACGGACCTTTGATACTACCATCGGTTCCTATCCTCACCCATTGCTGATCTCTCCACTTTTTAAGAGCACCCATTACTTTTTAGCCTTTTTCCTTTTGGTAGGTTTAATAACCTTTTTAAGACTTTTTGCTTGTCCTGCGTGTAAACGAGAAGCCTTTTTAAGACCTTTAATAACCTTTTTTACAGCAGTTTTTTTCTTTTTATCCATCATTTCTTCTTCTTTCCTTTAGCGCCTTTAGCGTAGTTGGGGTCTTTGCAGTATTTAGAAGCTGCCATGTTTGCGTACGCTGATGGATAGGTATCAAAAGTACGTTTTGCCCATGCCTTACCCTCTGGACAAATTTTACTACCTTTTGATTTAGCAGAAGCTTTTCCGCCTTTTCTGTAATAAGTTAAGCCTTTTGGCGTTTTATTCTTTGAAGGTGGCTTGGATACTTGTTCGCTCATTTGCGCCCTCGACATTGCCATAATTTCTCTCCATATGTTCTTTAATAAAGCTAATTTGAGAGGCCATAACCTCTGTTCTTTTGTCTACTGCAATAAGGGTTTTTGTAACCCAATCAGCCCAACTATAACCAACACCACCAACACCTATGATAAAGGCTGTTGCAAGAGCTATCGTGACTTGTTTGTTCAACACTTCCACCTTTTTCTTGCCTGACGTAAGCGGCTATTGGGATCTTTAGCTGCTTTTGGAAATTTCTTCATTTGGATCGTGACTGGGAAAC